GGGGGGCATGGAGGACATAGGGGGCATGGAGGACATACCCGATGTGGGAGTATTCATCTGACCCATGGGCATAGGCTGTCCACCATACATCATTTTACGCGTACCGCGTCTGCTGCGACGACGACCACCACCTGAAGACTTAGTTGACATAGAGGCCTGCATTTATATTATAGGGGAACATATTTATTTAGAGGAATCAATATAATCAATTCTGGATGAATCGTGAATAGAAAGACGGGGAATTTTTCCGGAGCGGATTGCCTTGACCAGCGTTTGAATTCGTTCCACGTCATAAATTCCCGCAAAATGTACGAGGAAATCCCCCCTTCTCCACAGGGACTGACCAGGAAGACCCTGAAGATAGGAATTAAAACGAGTGTGATCGGAAGTAATTTCCACGTGAGCCAGATCCGAAGGATTTAGTTCCAGTAATTTAATAATGGCTGCATTCTCCCACCAAATATGATACAGTAGATCGGTCTGTTCCCCTACACGCTTCCAGAAATCCCTTAACCAAACCGTATTACGCATAAACATATTCCCCGAATTCAAATGGCCACACGCATCAATTGTCATTAACATATCCTTCGTTTCCGGAAAGAGTGGAAGAATATGATTTTCCAGAGTCAAGTCGGGATTTGTGATAAGAACATCCGCATCTGAGAGCCATACTACGGCATTTTCTGGGAGGTAGTTTAGGACTGACAGGAGATAGGGAATCTTAGACCAGGGAATTGGTCTCGACCGGTCCCAAAATTCGGTGCCACCCTCCTTATAGTCGTAACCGTATTTTGTAGCATATTCGCGTTTGGATTCCAGACAGTCCTGTAGACCCTTTTTGAAATCGTAGCCAATTGCGAGGGTTACTATTGTCACCGGTGTCACCATTCCTTTAAAGAAGGATTTGCCGATTCTTAGGCTACTCGGGTCACAAAAAAATTGAACCGGCTGCCGACGGTATGATTATTATACAATGACGTATCAGTACCAGAAGAATGCAGATGGACTTTATGTGTGCCCTCAGTGCGGAGTACTGAAGGAACGACAGAACACGATGCACTATCATATGAAGGCACATGAAGGTAAGCTGCCGTTTCAATGTAATCATTGTACGAAGTCGTTTCTTCAGGCATATACGCTGGAGATTCACAGGAAGGCTCAACATGATAAGGAAGAGAGTCGTCTCATCAAATGCCCTATGGACAAATGCTGTTTTAAGGGAACCGTGACAAAGTCGAATCTTCTCATTCATTTCGTACGGAAACACTGCCAACCGGCTGTTTCAAAGATTCTTAGCATGAATAATGAACTTTATCACTGTAGTGCCTGTAAGAAAGACATGAAATCTAGCACGGCGTTTTATTACCACGCACTATCATGTATTAACGTAGAAGATAGTACGGTGCTTAAGCATCTGAAGGAACTCCAGGCAATCTAGATTAGTCATCACTTTTAACAAAGGTTTGGGAAGTTACAATTAGGCTTTTTAGATGGTATCCAAGAGCTCCAAAGGCTGCTATTAACAGTAACTCATACGCCGGACGTTCGGTTTTTTTACCATAGTAGCCTATCCAGAGGAGAAGAGGGGCCACAATCAACACATGGAAAACATTGATCCAGAGAGCAGACGACCCAGCCATGTAGCGCATAACGGCTTTTGAGCCCTGGTATACAAAAAGGAGGGTGCCGAGCCCGAAGAGAATGTTATAGAGCCATTCTGGAGTAGCCGCACGCTGTAACCCGATATAGAGGAAAAGGGGAACTACAAAAAAAATGTGGAATACGGCTAATAATAGATGGATATCCATTCTTTCTAAGTAGGGGGCGCGTATATTTTTTATAAACTTATATTAGTATGGCGGATAGACGTAGATCTCGCAAAATGAAGGGAGGGGCGAGTTTTCCTACCAGCACTTATAAACAGTTTGTTCCCAATACAACTACTAAACAGCTTGTTCCCACTACAACTGCTAAACAGTTTGTTCCCACTACGACTGCTAAACAGTTTGTTCCCACTACGACTGCTAAACAGTTTGTTGCCACTACAACTACTAAACAGTTTGATCCCACTACAACTGCTAAACAGTTTGTTCCCACTACAACTGCTAAACAGTTTGTTCCAACTACGACTGTTAAACAGTTTGTTCCCAATACAACTACTAAACAGTTTGACCCCACTACAACTGCTAAAGAGTTTGTTGCCAATAGAACTGCTAAACAGTTTGTTGCCAATACAACCTTCGCTTCTAACACCACTACTACCCTGGCTCCCACTACGACCCTGGCTCCCACCACGACCCTAGCTCCCACCACGACTATATCACTTGTTCCCAGCACATCTACTTCCACTAATTCCGCTACAATAAACTGGCTTCCCGTACCTCAAAACACTCAATCAGTAACGTATACACAAGCACTTAACACTGCATACGTACAAATGGGTTCAACCCTAAAAATGGGTTCAATATATATGTCAGTATGGGGAGCTTTATATACTGCTTTTCAAAGCTCTCAAAATCAAGCAAATAACGCAATTACTGCTATCCAACCAATAGTATCAAAGACTCCAAATGCAACACCCACTTTTATTGCTCAAACGGTAAACGCGTTCGTTTATTATTATTTAATATTTAAGAGTAAAAAACCATCAACACCTCCACCAGGAATACTCGCCAGCCAATCTGGCGGTCGTAAAAAGAAAACACGTAGACGTAGCAGACGCAGAAATTAAATTCTCGGCCCAGTATAGATAAATGGTAAAATATACGCGTAAAATGCGTGGAGGTGCTACGACAACTAAATTCACAGATGCCTTGATAAGCACATATAGAACCATGATAAGTAAGACCCAAAATTTATATAACATAGCGAACAATTGTAATGCAAATGTAAGAGAGGCCTGTAAGACAAGTACGGGCGCGTATTCAATGCCTCTAAGAATAAAGGAGTTTGATGATGCCTACAAGACGTTCAAAGATACCGTCGAGACGGTTAATACAAAAGTCTCAAGTTATACTACGACCACGAAAGCCCCTACTACGACTGTGATAAAGACGACCACGACGCGGGCTCCGACTACGACGAAGGTTGTTGTTCCAAAGACAACGACGACGAAGGCCCCGACTACTACGAAGGTTGTTGTTCCAAAGACCACGACGACGAAGGCTCCGACTACAACGAAGGCCCCTAGTACTGCCGTAATAAACACTACCACGACTGAGGCGCCTGCTACGGAAACTGTATCAGAGACCAGCACAATGAAGGGTGGTCTTAAGAGTGCTACACGTAGACGTAAGCATTAAGTCCGAACCTTGAGTTTTGTAACCAACATTTTCGCATGTTCTACAGCACCCTCCATCCAACATTGGCGGGTGCTGAAGGACTCTCCACAGACATACCAATTCGGATGTTCTGTCTTAAAAGGCTGTATCGCTTGACGACTCTCCTCATACTGGTCATAATGCCCAGGGAGCCAGTACGACACCCCGTCTTTCCACGGAAACGCCTTGACAAAGAGCGGATCCGGTATTTTGTACTTATCGTGGAAGAGTTTTCGCAAGTCGTCCACAATCTTCTTGCCGAGCACTTTTTCACCCGACTTATCGAGAATCGCCATGAGCGCCTCAGCATCTTCAGAGTCCGTATAGGAAATCTGCAGGGACCCCGTTTTCGGATTTCCAGGAATGATGAACCGCGGAGGCTGGGCCGTCACTGCCGTTTCCATTCCTTCAAACCAGGGTTTTCCATTCGGGTCAACAGGGAATGCTGCGTACAGGCGGAGTAGCGGTTTCATGGCAATCTTTTTCAGAGTCGGCCACTTGCTGAATTGTGAAATATGTTTGAGGTTCTCCGAAGGAATCGCAAAGACGAAATGCTTCGCCTGAATTTCTACATCGGGACGCGATTCACCCTCCGAATGTGGACCCTTCTTGAAGACGGCCGTATCCGAGTCTCGCATTTCGACCAGTTCATGATGATGTAGGATATGGCCCTTGCGGTCTTCAAAATCGGCAACCATTCTGGAAATGAGTTCGCCGAGCCCCTCCTTACAGACCACGTACTTCTCGTCAGGACCGAACTCGTTCGCAAACAGGGTCAGCGCCATATCGGCACGCAACGTGTTGATTTCAGCACGGTAGGGGTAACGGTAACAGAGGGAATCTGTTTCTGCCTGGCCAAACATTTTATTAAAAAGGGTGCGAATCGTCGTTGTTTCCAGGACTTTGATATCAAGATCATGTAAAGGTGCCATGGTAATTGAGAGGCTCTCACTAAAAAGGTCGGGCTCCACAGGCGTAGCCCCAGAATCCCTGTAGATGCTGTGACCCCTTATAGGAATCGTTCCGAGCCGGTAGCGCTTCAGCAAATCCATGATCAACGTGTGTTTGGTAGAAATCCGGGCAGCCCCCTCTTCCCATTGATAGGCTACCCCTGAAATATCGGCTCGGAAAGTCATGACACGACCTCCGAGAAATTTGTATTTATCGGCAATACATATTTTGAGCCCGCGCCTATTCCTCAGCATCTCCGTAGCCACATATAACCCAGCTATTCCAGCACCTATAATACATATATCATATGTACTAGACATCCTGTAAAAACGTGTGATTATTTCTAATCGTTCAGAACCAGCTCCGTAGCATCGGCCTTTGTTAGGGGGGTATTGAGAAGAGCCTGTACATTCTCCAGAATCACTTCCGTCTGCGTGGAACTGAATTTCCCCTTGATCTTCATATTCTCAATGACAAGGAACGTCGGGATACTGCGAACTCCACAGTAACCGGCAGTGTAATCATTCTGGTCAATATCACACTTCAGCCACGTAATCATTGGCGTAGCTGCCTCCAAATCGGCAGAGCGTACCATGCGACAGGGACCGCACCAGGTGGCCGTAAAATATACAACAACAACCCTCGGAATAGACTCACCAGCCTCTAATGGCGCACGACCAATCATCTTCTCAAAATGTTCCTGCTTCATCAGAAAGCGCATTTCGTCTATGTTTGAATATGGGGCTCGTTTTTAGGCACGCTTTGATCGTGCTAATCCAAGGGCAATTCCCGTAGCTCCTATAAATCCCAGAACCGACAGGAACACCTTGTCGGCCCCCGTAACCGCGGTGCCACCCGCCTGCATGGGCCTATCAGCCACGGCAAGTTTATCAATAAATTCAGAAAGAGGGGGCAAGCCACCACCGCCCATAAGCGGAACCCCTGCCACGGCCGCCAATGGAGCAGCAGTAGGACCCAGTGCCACCGCTGCTAGACTTCCCAGCGCCGAAACACCCAGCATAGAACCACTACCAACAGAAATCCAGTTACCAACAGAAGGTGATATTACACCCGGAATGACCGCCTGTAGAATCTGCCCACTTCCAGCCACTGTAGCCAAAAAGAGGTTAACAAACGTGCTCGTCAGATTCCAACTGCTATTTTTTCCTCCACCGGAAGGAATAAACGGTAAAGATACAATCGGTTTAAAACCATATGCTTGAAAATCCGTGTAGTTCAGCATCTGTATTACATCAAATATGTACCAAGGACCAAGTCCCGCTAAAACAGTCATCCACGTGCCTTGTAAAGATACGGGCAGGTAAGCAGCAAGAAATGTCATCAGCAAGACGGAAATCACCACAGACGAAAGTTTCATGAAAGCATTGATAGGCTGATTCACGGCTACAAGATTCAGGCCAGCGATGCCCGTAATCGGGAAAACCGTTAAAAACATGAGTGTAACATATCCAGTCATTCCAGTCAGAGGAAATCCCGTTAAAAGTTTTTGAAGTGTCCCTGTTATTCCTGTAGTTCCAGGTATTGCTGTCGCAGCCAAAGCCGACATCCTATATACCCCTCAGACCTTATATTTTGAAAAGGAGTCCGCCAAATCCATTGACAATCCGAAGAATGTTATGATTTGTTGCGTACACCCGAATATTGGAATTGCCACGAGGAGGCACATAACTCGGATCCGTGATAGCGAGTGTCTGAGGAGGATCCGGCCGAAGAGCAACCTGTATCTGTATGGAATCAATGCGACTGGCATTCATTGACCCTGAAGGCTGTAAATCTTCCGGGCGTATGGCAAAGGAGTATGTGTATATGTAAGTGTCGGTCGGTACATTCGTGTGAAATTGGTACGGCTGGACAAGGCGGAAATAACCGGCATCACGGACCTCAAAGCGGTCATAACCGTCCAGCTGTAAAATAGCCTGCTGTAACATGTCAAGCGAATTGCCGATCTCGCGCCCCGATGTGGGTGTGTAATTAAACCATTCATTCGTAGTTTGCATGATATCGCGCTGAATTACCCAGATGAGTTCACGGACTGGTTGATTGAATTCAAGCGGAACCACGGCCGTAAGTGTCCCCGATGGAATACTGATACGCGGAGTGTACTGAATCTGCTCAATCAGGTACTCGTGGGAATTTGACACAAACCGACGTCTCTCTTCGACATCCAGATGAACGTAGTCGCCATACATGCGCAAATCAATAATACTATTTGAAACTACAGGAGGAGGGTCGGGGCATGTTTGACCTGCGGGTATCGCCCCATAACTTGTAATCAACTGGTTCAAAGACCGGAGTTTTATATTGATACGAATGGGGTGGTATTGCAGGGCGAGCAGAGGAAGGTACAGCCCAGGATTCTTATTGAACCAGAATTTCAGCGGAATATAGAGTTTCACGGCTCCATAGTTGTAGGTAGATCCGCCCAAAGACACGGCGTTGTTAATCACTTGCGATGTAAATGGGGGCGGGACGGTTCCAGGATAACTGTAAATCATGTTGTTTAATCCATCCTTAAGTCCCGGGGGAGTGGTTAACTTAGACCATACGTCGAGCCATTCCCCGGTCTGTTTATCAATTTCCTGCTCTCCAATTTCTACAGACACCTCCTCAATAATTGCGTGTCCAAGAGAGGTGACATAATTAGCGTTTGTCGTGGTTACACCCTGTATAACTTGGGGTGTAGCGTACTTAATTTGGGGTAGCGTAATTTCCAAGAGGAGCGGGCCGAGCAAGTCTCCACGCCGAGGAATGATACATGTCAAACGTTTTCCGAAGTCTGGGTTACCATCAAAATAAATTGACTGGGATTCTATGGCAAAATTCGTGTAACGCCGGTATACCATTTTAAACCAAGTAATTTGCGGATTCCCTGTTAAGTATACATCCTGTTTTCCCACTGCTACAAGTTGTAATAGACCACCTCCCAGCGTCATTCTACAAGTATTCACTACTTATTTTTGTAGGTTAGGCGCGTAGTTATAGGTCTCCACTTATATACTATAATCAATAAGAAGAGAATGACAACACCAAGTCAGACTACAAGTTTATTTTCACAACTAATATATACAACCGATTCAAATACACAACTCCCAATTTCTTCAGGTCTAATACAGGCTGCCGATGGACAGGGGAACCGTGTATGGAATTCCGTATTCCAGGTTCTCAGTACCCAGGGAGCAAATGAGAACTTTCCTTTGACCTACCTACCGTCTACGCTTCAGAGCCTGTCAAATGCCTCAGGAACCGGTCCAACAGGTCAGGCAGCGGGTCTATTTTCATGGATTACGAATGGTCTTACTGTGGTCAACCCGGCAACAGTACAGAAGCCGAGCTCTGCGATTCAGGCCTGGGACGCAAACGCGTATTCCGTGGAAGGATTTCGGCAGGCGGCCTTCATAACTTTTCAGACGGCACAAACAAACGCGCAATGTGCTGTCGGTTTCAGTGAAACGCCGGCAACAAATACCAACTACACCAATATACAATACGGATACTTCTGCGATTCAAATGCGAGTCTGAGTATTGTGCAAGGTGGAATCAGTCAGAGTACACTTGGAGGAGGGTATCTTTCTACGACTCAACTTGGAATACAATACAATGGTGCCACCATGATTTATTACAGGGATACGACGGCTGTTTACAGTACCTTGCGTTCGCAGGGTAATCCGCTATATCTCAATGTGGCAATTCACGATCCGAATGCTTCCGTAAAAAACATACATTTTGGTCCTATGGGTGGTATCGGACCTTCAGGAACAACTGGCGTCACAGGGCCGGTTGGACCTAAAGGTTCCACGGGAGCGACGGGTAACACAGGCGCAAGCGGTGTCACAGGACCATCAGGAAGAACTGGTGCTACTGGTTCTATTGGTAGAACTGGACCGACTGGTCCAACCGGTAATACAGGTCCTACTGGTAAGACAGGTCCTACTGGTGTTACAGGCCCAATTGGACAGTCAGCAAATACATATGGATACATTCTACAGAGTATAACAAGTGCCACGCCAATCAATGGAGAATTTTCAGTAGATACAAGTGATTTGACTACCATTTCAACAATGAAAATAAACGCAATTGATGCAGCTGGAAACATAAAGAGTGGATTTTTTGCTAGACTTGGTGCTGGTTCCATCGTACATCTTATCGACACAACAAATGCTGATGAACATATTTATTCAATTAATACTACAAATAACTATTTTACTTGGTGGGAGTTTGACATATCATACTTGACAGGTGGGATAGTTGTCCCCGTTGTAGGAACAAGTTACCTAATTTCATTTGATACCGTTGGTGTACAGGGTGATACCGGATCAATTGGTCCTACTGGTAGAACTGGAGCAACAGGTAACACGGGTCCAGCTGGAACGGCTACGAACACTGGTGCCACAGGTAACACGGGCCCAACTGGTAAAACGGGTCCAACTGGTATCACGGGGCCAACCGGTTCAACGGGGCCGACTGGCATGACGGGACCGACTGGGCCAACAGGTACGACAGGTTGGACGGGTGTAACTGGATATACGGGTAGGACGGGACCGACTGGCTGGACAGGAGCAACGGGTGTTACAGGTCCCTCTTATTTTGGGGGAAACTTGGCCACAGCAGTCTATTACTGTTCATCTAATATCATATCTTACACGGGTACAAACGTGGTCTATAATTCTTACGATTCCGAATTTTCTACAGGTTCTCTTACGGCCGTCTATGATAACACGGTTGGAACCTTGACAAATTATTCAAATAATACGCTTACTTATTTGGTTACAGGAGCAATTTTTTTATCGGCTACCAGTGGAAGTGAGGCTTTACAAATTCTGAAAAATGGTACGAATCTCATCAACGTCTTTCCAATTGTGCAGGCCCAAAACGGGAATTATACCATTCAGTTTTCGGCGGTAATTCCGCTACTGGTGAATCAATACATACAAATTTATTTTGATTATGGTGCAGCGGGACCTGTAAATATTCTTGGAGGGGCGCTAGGTACATCCAATACAATCACGCATATCGCATTTACACAACTTGATTATGTATTGGGTCCTACAGGATCTACAGGGACTACCGGTCCTACGGGGCCTACTGGGCGCATAGGGGCTACTGGTTATACTGGATATACTGGAGTGACTGGAGCCACGGGAGCTACTGGTAGAACAGGGGCGACAGGGTCCACGGGACCGACGGGTTCAACAGGGCCGACAGGTTTCACTGGACCCGCAGGAACAGCCACAAACACCGGTGCCACGGGTTACACGGGACCAACTGGAACGGGGCCGACTGGAGCCACGGGTAGAACTGGTGCCACTGGAGCCACGGGAGCAACTGGGCCAACGGGTAATACTGGGCCAACGGGTAATACTGGGCCAGCTGGTACAGCCACCAATACGGGTGCTACAGGTGATACGGGACCAACAGGTGCCACTGGACCGACAGGTGCGACGGGTACAACAGGGCCGACGGGTAGAACTGGCGCTACTGGTTTTACAGGGCCAGCAGGAACGGCTACGAACACTGGTGCTACTGGTACTACAGGTGGTACTGGACCGACCGGTAATACAGGGCCACAGGGTATCGCTGGACCTCAAGGTAATATAGGTCTGACTGGTTTTACAGGGCCTACGGGGCCAACGGGTGTGACGGGTTTCACGGGGCCTGGTGGTGATGCTTCAAATACTGGAGCAACAGGTCCGACGGGTTGGACAGGCCGAACAGGGCCAACGGGTGTAACAGGTAAAACTGGCCCCACAGGACCATCTGGTCCGACTGGTCTCATTGGCCCTGCTGGTGTGTCAGGTCCGACGGGCCCAACAGGTAATACTGGTAGAACTGGAGCCACTGGACCGACAGGATACCTGACTGGTCCCACTGGATTTACGGGTTTCACTGGTTACACAGGTT